GTGCTTGCTTGTTACCGGATGATGCTACAGAAGTGATCGACTCATTAAGACAAGTCGCTAATCCGCGCTTATTGGTGCTCGACACACTGAATAGAACTATGTTAGGCGATGAGAACGCCACTAGAGACATGACAGCCTATGTACAAGCGTGTGACAAGATAAAAACTACTTACCCTGAGCTAACTATCTTGATTATTCACCATACGGGGCACGGCTCGCAGGATAGAGCGCGGGGTAGTGTGGTGCTGAAAAGCTCTTTAGAGGTAGAGATTAAAGCTACTAAAACGGATACCGGCTTTATTACTCTAGAAAGTACCAAAGCTAAGGATGCTGAACCCTTTAAATCAATGGGTTTTCAGCTTGAAAGTATAGAGCTAGAGGGATGGCACCAAAACGATGGTACACCAGTACAAAGCGCATGGCTTAAGCCTTGTGACTTATTAGAGAGAGAAAATCAGTCGACTCGATACAACAAAGTATCTGGTAAAAATCAGCAGGCCGCTATAACCATTCTCAGGGCACTATCAAAGCACAGTCACAATAATCTTGAGGCCGCAGGCTATGACACCCATCAAGCCACTGTCTTGTTTGATGACTGGCAGAGTGAATGCCTTAAGCAGTCATTAGCACAAAAGCCTAGTCATTTTAGGCAGCGCATCTTCTTACCTATTCAAGAGGCTGGGATAGCCACCCTAAAAGCACCCTATGTTTATCTCAATGAATAGTGAACGGTACAAGTTAGAGCGGTACAACGGTACAAAGTGGTACAAAACGGTACAGCGGTACACCTATTTACGGGTACAAAACGGTACACATGTATATATACATGTACCGTTGTACCCAAGAATGTACCTGTACCCATGCACTAAACCATTGATACTAATTTTTAGATAGAATTTTGATTATTTATCAAGTTTTTGAGGTGCAGTGTGCACGGTGGGAAACGAAGCAACGCAGGCCGCAAACAGGGGAGCGTGAACAAAGTGAAATTAGAACTACGTGAAGCGGCTAGGGAGCATTCTCAAGCCGCCCTAGATACCTTAGTCGAGATTATGAACGATGCAGGTGCACCCCATGCAGCGCGAATTAGTGCAGCGAACATTCTGCTAGATCGAGGGCATGGCAAGCCTACGCAGTCGCTTGATGTTGACCATACCGGAAGCATTTCCGGCCTAACTGTTCAATGGGTGAAATCAAATGGTAACGGCGAACCCGCTTAGTATTGAGTTACCGGAAAAGCTCCAAGCCTTTCCCGTGTTAGGGCAATACCGCTATAAGGTGGCCTATGGTGGGCGCGGTGGGGCGAAATCATGGAGCCTTGCCCGGGTGCTAATACTGCTTGGCGCCTCGCGCCCGTTGCGGGTGCTGTGTGCCCGAGAGATTCAGAACAGCATTAAGGAGTCTGTGCATAAGTTGCTGGTCGATCAGATTGATGCACTACAATTGAACCACTTGTTCACCGTGACGGATACCAAGATCAGCAGCAAAGCCGGTACAGAGTTCATTTTTAGCGGCATTCGCTCCAACATTACCAAAATCAAAAGTATGGAAGGGATTGATATTTGTTGGATTGAAGAGGCTGAAACCGTTTCCAAAGCAAGCTGGGAGGTACTCATTCCCACGATTCGCAAGGCACACTCAGAGATCTGGGTTTCATTTAATCCCAATGAGAAAACCGACCCGACTTATGAGCGCTTTATTACCCACACCCCGCCTAATACCTTGCTGGTGTCGATTAACTGGCACGATAACCCGTGGTTCCCTGAATCCTTACGCAAGGAAAAGGACTATCTGTATCGAGTGAGTACCGAAGATGCTGAACACATTTGGGGCGGCCAATGTCGCCAGAATAGCAATGCCCAGGTATTAAAAGATAAGTACAGCGTCGAATGGTTTGAACCACAACCCACATGGAATGGGGCCTACTATGGGGCAGATTGGGGATTTAGTACGGATCCGACAACACTGATTGAAGGCTTCATTGATGCGAACACGCTCTATATTCACCGCGAATTGTACGGGGTAGGGATTGAAACCGACCATTTACCGGCCTTCTTTGACCGCATCCCTGAGGCCAAACAGCACAGCATCCGTGCAGATAATGCCCGACCTGAAACCATTAGCCACCTCAAGCGCAACGGCTACCCCAAGATAGAGGCCGTTGATAAGTGGAAAGGGAGCGTCGAGGATGGGATTAGCAAGCTACGCAGCTTTGAGCGTATTGTTATTCACCCACAATGCAAACACACCGCCGAGGAAGCACGGCTATGGAGCTACAAAACCGATGCATTGACCGGCGATGTATTGCCCGACTTGATCGACAAACATAATCATTGTTGGGACGCTATCCGGTACGCGCTGGCACCGTGGATTAAAGGCACACATGCAGCAGCAGGGATAACCATCCGAGCAACCCAACGCAAATATGAGCGTGTTCGCATCTAGGGCATTTCAAAACTACGAAATTCGTTGTTTTAAGTAAAATCAGCAGGTTAAGACGCTTAGCTCTTGCCTGCTTTAGAGAGTGCATTCTCTACGATCTGGCGTACTTCTTCGGCTGTAATGCAGGTTAAGCCTTCACGCTTCACGCTTTCTTCAAGGCGTACGATTATTTCAGCATTCAACGAACGGCGGTTCTGTTCTGCCAACACTTCTAATTCTTCTTTCAATTCGGGCGGCATTCGCAGACCGAAGGGGGGGATCTGTTTATTCATGACATGCATTGTAGCTATATGCAGCTTGAATCAAAACCCGATCAAGAAATTAGAATAGCGCTTAGCCTTTGCCTGCTTTGGCGAGTTCTTCTTTTAACCATCTATTCAAATAGGCTACTTGTGCAGCCGTAAAAGGTGTTTCAACTTTTATGGCTTCAGCCTGCAGTGATTCCTCAAGCCTCAGTGCAATTTCAGCATTTAAAGACCTGCCATTAGCCTTTGCTATGGCTTCTAACTTTGAGCGCGTTTCAGGTTCAAGGCGCAGCGAATAAGGTATAGGTCTAGTGTCTTCAATCATGTTTTGATTGTCTCTGTATGACTCCTTAAGAGTCAACACTCCTAAAAGCTCCTATTGACTCCAATATATGCTATCTGCTAGTTTAAATCTTAATAACTCCAAATAACTCCTAAAGGTGAAAAATGGAAAAGCATGGTAGTCGGGTAAAACCATATCCAACAAGGTTAGACCCTGAGTTAAAACAATGGATAACGGAAAAGTCTAAGGAAGGTGACCGCTCAATTAATGCGGAAATTAACAGGCAGTTACGAAAAGCAAAGGAGGCTGAAGAGCACAAACCAAGTGAAAGCGCATAAACGAAAACGCCCCCAACGAGTGGAGGCGCTTAAGGGCTTATGAGTGTTAGAGCACTTTTAAGCCTTGCTAAATACCGACAACTATTTAATTACGAAGGATTCAGCAATATGAATACTAGCACAACTAAAATTCAGAATTCACCTAGCCTCAATGACCAAGCGGAGGCCATTTTTACCACGCTTGAACAGGCTAGTTCAGCCTTTTTCATGCTATCAAGACACCACGAAAAGTCCCCAGACCATGCGGTTTTTCTCTTGATCGAAGAGACATTAGACAAGGCCAAGCAACAAACAAATGACCTAATAGGCGAATTACCGAATGGTGAGGAAGAGCGCGCCCTTAGCGCTGCCTTGAAACAACAGCGAGCCGACTTAAACGACATCGCAGGCCGTGCTTATGAATTGGTCGGAGTGGGTAAAGCGATCAACCTATGGGCTTGTGAACAACCCATTAAGCAAACAGAACACAGTGAATTAGATGCAGGTGACATAATCAGCCTGTCGTCATTGATTCAAACGCTGTCCAATGCAATTGTGGCCAAAGCAGATAAGGCCAGTCCTACATTAGTTCAGGAGGTGGCAGTATGAGCGCCTCTAAGCTATCGCCTGCTGATACCTTCGACCGAAAACTAGACCGTCTTTGTGCATTGCTTAACGTGGCAATGTGTGACGACTTCACCACCTACAACAGAAAAATTCAGACCGATTATTTATGGGCCTGTGCAGACCTTGCAGAGGACCTTAGAAGCGCTTGGGCTAGAAAAGATAGTGAGGTGCAGGCATGAACGAGCATCCTTACACCTACACCGATGAAGATGGGCATCTTGTCACTGTACCTTGTCTAGATTGGCTGGAAGATAGTTCGTACTGGGCAGAGGGTGAAGAGGCTAATCATGAAGCTGGCGAATACCTGCCCTGTTCACGCTATTACATCGGTGAAGCCGACGGAGACAGTCAGAGCGTTTGGTTGAATGAT